TGCTAAGAACAGGGCTAGCCAATCCAAGCCATCCATTCCAAATATATTTAAAAAACTTATTTTCAAGGTCAGGTCTATTTAATCGTTGTGCAACTGCGTGAGCAACTCGTCTGTATGCTTTTTTAGGTGTTTCACCTGGGAGCAAATAACCCTTTGAAATAGTACTAACAGCTACTTCATCCATGTACTCGGGATAGTCTTTACCACGTTCCCAAGTTGTAAAATCTGCTACTAAATTATTATCCATTTTATTTTATTACGTTTCTACAGTTACACTTATAATCATTTAATTCTTTTGATACAGGTGTTACATTCTTAAAATAATAACACTCTCTACGATTTCCAACTTTAAGTTCCTTATAGTAACCTAAAGGAATAGCTGCTCCGGTTGTAACTCGCATCGGTGAAGTAGGATATTCTACTCGAATAAACACTTTTACATCGTTCTCCATAGCTAGTTCACGTTCTCTTATCTCTAGCTTTTTCCAAACACCGCGATTTAGACTTTGTTGTTGAAGGCTAGAATTGACATAAGTAAAAGTAGCGTATAACATATCGCGATTACAATTAAGAGATGCCGCGGGGGCCATGTGCCCTTTGTCCCATTCGTTTGCTTCATAGTCTTTATCGTCGGATGTTTTAAGTCCTTTTTCAGTATAAAAATCCATTCCAGACCTAGAAGCGGTACCATTTGAGCAAGCTACAGAGTATCTTACTGAACGAGGTCCTTCTAGTACTTCTGAGTAGTTAATTATAAAGTAAGGAGTGTTCCAATATATACTATCTTTTAGTTGAGCTAAAAGAGTAAGTGGGAATAAAAGAGTAATTAAAAAATACTTTTTCATTTTAATGTGATTGAATAGTTTCAAAGAATGCCCTAATAAACTTTTTAAAAAATACTTTCATCCCAAGTCATGTGTCCTTTAGAGTAATTAGTAACTCGGCTAGCAAAAAAGTCAGTATGTTGTTTACCAGCAGATAAAGCATCAAACCATTTCATTCTTTCAACAGCTGTCATATCAACATTAGTAACAATAGGATTGTAACCAAGGTCACCGAGTTTTGTATTTACTCTGTTTTTAATAAAGTTTTGAAGATCATACTTTGAACACCCTTCTAAATCACCTAGCTCGTATACCTTATCAATAAAATCAAGTTCGAGTTTAAGAGATAATAAAGCTGCTTCATTAATTGCTGCTTCTAACTCTTTTGTTTTAAGATGTGGATTTTCTGCCATAAGAGTTCTAAATAACCAACATCCTGCTTCTGAGTGCATTGATTCATCTCTAATAGACCATTCAACAATTTGACCAACACCTTTAAGTTTGTTACGCATTTTAAAGCTTAACAATACTGCAAATGAAGAAAACAAGTTTACACCTTCAGTAAACGCTGAAAATATAGCCAATGATTTGGCAATTTCGTGGAGATCTTTTTCGCCATCAAAACTATCTCTAACTGACATAAGGTTTTCAATCTTAGCCATTGTTGATTCGTCTTCAAGGAACTCTGAAAAGTCATCAAGACCTAATGTTTCGTTTAACAAAGAATAGGCTTCAGCGTGAATAGTTTCCATACTACCAAAAGTGGTAGCCATCATGATAACTTCTGGTTTACGGAACCATTTGGTTACTAGTCCTGACCAGTAATCATTTACAATAGTTTCTGTTTGTGCAAATCCTTTTAAAATTGAGCCAATAATATTTTTTTCTGTCTCGTTTAGATTTTGTTTCCAGTCATTCAAATCAGACATCATTGGAACTTCAGTGTGTAACCAGTGTGCTTGTTGTTGAGAAAGCCAGTATTCGTAAGCTTGAGGATATTCAAAAGGTTTGTAAACAATCCTCTCATGCAACAGATTTGATTTCTTTGCCATTGTAATTATTTTAATAAAAAGTTATTGATTCATCAACATATTTCTCAGCTGGCCCATTTCAGTTAGACTAAAATTGTTGGTTGAGCTAGTAGAGGCACTTGTAGTACTAAATGAAGATTCTTCGAGTTCACCCTCGGCTAATAGTTCAAATGAACCGATCGCAATATTAATTCTTGCGTCATATGTTAATCCATCCATTCCGTATCTATTTTTCATAATGTGAACCCTTCCTTCGCCTGATTGCTTATCTTTAGCTTTACGACTAATCGATAAAGCAAAGTCAGTAATCATCATTTTGTCATAAGAACCAGCTGCTTTATGACCTTCAATTACATCATCTTGGGCTCCTTGACGGTTAACCTGAGATGCTGACCAAATTGGAAGATTCAATTCGCGAGCTAATCCTTTAGTGCTTGTATAAATATCATCAATCTCTTCCTTACGTTCTTTAGAATGACGTTTTGAACGAAGAAGATCAACATAGTCAATTACTAGTAAATCTGGTTTAATACCTAGATCAGTACATTTTTGAATGTGTGATTCAATCGTTGAAATTGATGCTTTTCCGGGTGCAAATCCTTTAATAACTAGATTTCCAGGAATTTTATTAACAATAACTTCAACTTTATCTTTGTGGTAAGTAATTTCGTTAGCAGGAATTTTAGTAAAGAAAGCATCAAAACGACGTCCTACATAATCTTCACCTAATTCTAGAGTATAATAAATTACATTATAACCCATTTTAGCAGCATGTCCTGCTAATGCTACTAGCGACCAAGACTTACCAGCTCCTGGACCACCAAATACCAAACCAAAATCTCCATTTCCGAGACCTCCTTGAAGTAATTCATTAACTTGGTCCCAAGGAGTTGGTACAATAATTCTTTGTTCATTGCGATAACGTGCTTCAATATCTTTAACATATTCGTGTCCTAAATTTTTATCTGCTCCGGCTTTTAACGCGGTATCAATTAAGACCCTAATCGAGTCATAATCTTGTGCCTTAAGCAAATCAACGCTGTTAAGCAACGCTTTTTTCAATTGTTGATTTTTACAAAAAGCAGAAAATTCATTTTCAATATATTCTGAATCCGTGTCAACTAATTTATAGGTTTCACGAAGTTGTTCTTTAATAGCAATTTTAAGAACGTCATTAGTTACTTTTTCGTATTCAGATTTTAATACTTCGGGGGTCGGAGTAGTATGGTATTTGCTATAGTATTGTAGAATTTGATCTATAATCCACTGATGGGCTTGGTTACTAAAATGACTTGAATCAAGTACATCGTGAACATTAATTAAAAATTCTTTATGGTTCAGGAGAGAAGATAAAACTTTTACCTGAAATGTGATACCATATTTATCTAGCTCACTTAGAGTCATTATTATAACTGTTTAAAATTCGAAACTGATTGTTAATCCAAAACTCAACATTTTTGATTAGATGACGCAAACCATCTTCTTGATATAATCTAAGAAATGTTTTAACATCTAACACGGGTGATTGTTGAAGGATTAAATTATTTATAAAATCTTTTTCTAAGTCATCCATCATAGGATTATGTAAATCCATAATCTTGTGGGATTTTCTTAAAATACTTTCATCAAATACAGCACGTGAATATACTATATTATCTTTATGCTTTTGAGCACAAATATTTAAAACTTCATCTAATGAAATAGGTCGTTCAATTAATTCAGGAAATAATTTATTAATTTTTTTATCTCCTAATCCTTTAACTCCTGGTACCTTATCTGAAGCATCACCTAAAAGAGTTTTGTAAATGAGAAAATTTTCAGGTAATACTTTAAATTTTTCTTTTACAGCAGAAGGTGTGTAATAATCCTTTTCAATAGGACGATATACTGTAATTTTATCTGTAACTAATTGAATAAAATCTCGGTCACTAGAAACTATAAATACTTGCGAATCATGCTCAGTAGAAAGTTTTTTAGACAAATGAGCTATAATATCATCTGCTTCAACTTTATCAAGTGCTACAGTTTTAACTGGGAGGCATTTTAGATATTGGATTAAACGAACAATTTGATCTACTTTAGCATCATGTTCGTCATCTAAATCTTCAAAAATATCCCAGTTAGTAACTCGAGTAACATGTCGTCCAGATTTGTATTCGGAGAGAAGGTTCTTACGATTTGTAGAGGAACCTTCTCCGTCGAATACTACATAGATTGATGTAGGATCAATAGCATTTATTAGGGTACCTAGTGAGCGAATAAATCCACCTAACCCCCCAACATGAACACCATGCTCATTAACAATATTGAGCATAGCAAAATTTCGAAAAAATAGATTTAGACCATCAATAAGTAAAACTCGATCATGTGAAGAGGAGGGAATCTCATTCCCCTGTGATTTTGAATCAAGGAGTGCTAATAAATCGCTTTTACTCATATCAATCTGGTTCTTGGGTGTAGATTTCTGCTGGTTCGAAGGTATCAACTTCTTCTATAATATCAAAGTTTCCTCCACCAAGAATTTTACTCCATTCTTTCGCATGCGAGTCTTTATAGTCTTTAAGAGCTTTATCGGTATCATCAATAAATCCGTGAGGTGTCATGATAATTTTACCTTTAGTAGTAATACCGTTGATGTGGTTTTTATCAATCTGGATATTGGTACGCTTAGCAAATTCTACTTGCTTACCATCTTTGATTGCTTTGATTTTGTTTGTACCAGCATTTGCTACGTTACCAAACGTAATTACAAATGTAGCATCAAACCACATCGCAAAACCACCTTTATTCATCAACTTAGGTTGACCCATAGGCATTTCTGGTTTTGCGGTCCATACCTTATTAATAGCTACTAAAGTATTAATATAAGGTGAAGACTCTTTACGCGATAGGGTAATCTTTTGATTTACACCATTACCAAACTGAGTTGACATCGCTCCTGCATTCCACTCATTATTATTTTTGTTTGAGCGAACTGAAAGTTCACATGGTACTGAACCGATAGAATCCCACAAGAACATCAAGTCGTATGGTAGATTACCTTTTTTCTGCTCATCAAGCAAATCCAAAATAAATGCTGCTACATCTTCAATAGTATGAATGTTTTCACGGTCAGCATAAATAAAGAATCCTTTATAATCAAGCAATTCTCCAGTTTCTTCATCCCATACTTCTTCCATTTGCAGACCCATTTGCAAAGCATGTTCCCAGTTCCACTTCATCTCTGTAACAATGAATACTGGTAGAATACCTGCTTTCTGGGCATTAACTGCTGCTTCGATGAGCGCCGTTGTTTTGCCTGTATCACTATGGCCTCGAAGAAGAACAATGTGGCCTGTTGGAATGCCAGGCACACTTGTTACTTCTTGAAAAGCTGGTGATAGAGGGACCCATTGTTGAGGTTTGAATTTAACAGACCCCGTCAAACCTTTTTTATCCTTAAATTTACTAAGGTCAAAGTTTGATTTAATTTCTGCGGAAACCGCAGCTGATAAGGAAGTACTCCGTTTTTTAGCCATTATATCTGTTCAATTACTTTTCCCAAGGCAAGTCACCTGCTTCTTCTTCATCGAATAAACTATCGAACTTGTCAAGTTTAGTTTGCTTTACAGCAGCTACTGAAGTATTGATTGAGTAGTTAGTTTGGGGGGCTGATTCAATTTCTTTTTCGTCATCTATGATATCACCTTCTGAAGATGGGGTTTCATCAAATGATGCAATCCACTCACGCAAAGCTTCTTCCATTTCTTCCGAGCTATGACGCTTAAACACATCAACTGGGTTTGCTTGGTCTTGCAACCATTTTTCAACCTGTTCAGCTTCACCCAAATTACTATTTTTCATTGAAGGTGCCGCTATAGTACGGTTGTATTTAGTACCAGTTACTTCAGGACCTTCTGTGGTCAATTTAATGTCGCGACCATTTACAATGTCGGTGTAGTCACCTACTTCCTCATCTACAGCCATTTGCAAGAATGCAGAGTACAATTCTTTACCGAACTGCCACAAACGAACACCTTTATCTTCTTCACCACGTACAATTACGGGAGCAAAGTAACGAACTTTTGGTTCAAGTTTTTTAGCAAGTTTCCAATGTTCGGGGTTAGTAGATTTGCGAAGCTTATTCTTAGCAAAATCATAAATAGGATCATTGTCTTGATCACCCCAACTAACCGGAGAAATCATTACAGGCTTACCAATGCCATAATAGAAGTACAATTCACTAAACGGGGTTTTGGAATTGAATTTTGAAGGTACGATACGAATCGTTTGTTTACCTACTGATGGCTTCCAAAACAATGATTTTTCATTGTTGCCACCTTTATTAGAAGCGGGTTTTGACAGGGCTTCTAGTCGCTGTTTGATTACGTCTAAATCCATTTTTATAACTTATTTGATTAATAACTAAATATACAAAACATCTTGGAGGTATCCAAGTTACAGTTCAATGATCTCGTGAATTTTGGTTTTTAATTCTTTCAATTCATTTTGCTGGGTGAGTAGGATAGTATTTCTGTAGTGCATCCAATCAATTTTAAATCTTGGATCTACTACCCCACCATTTAAGCTTTTAATAAGCTCATTTAACGCATTAATAGTATAAAGCGTATTAGTATCTTTTTTACGATGTACTAGAATCGTGTTTTCTGGGATACTAGCTACATTAGCTTGTTCTACATTATAAGTTACCACGTATTCGTTGTTGTTTTTAATCTCCAACACGAACATCTTGTTGTACATTATAGTGTATTTGCGGGTAAGGTCTCTTACCAAATCATCCAACGCATCCAACGTTGTAAATGTACAAAATAACTTATTATTCAAATCTTTTATATTTATGGGGTTTTCGTAATCGTACTCTGTACCATAAATATAAGAAGGTAACTCAAAAGTCGTAAGTGTCTCCATGTTTAACCTTTATATGTAACTTTAATTTATCAAAAACTTGTTTAATTTCATTCAATACGTCCTGCTCTTGAGTATCTACATCAAATAAGAACGCATCGTATGTGTATAAAACCAATTTAGTATTTTTATTCTTTAATAACTTCAATATACGATGTAGAATTTTAATATTCACGCTTGTTTCCATGTTTTGTAAAACATAGTTAAACAGCTTTTGAGGGTTCATATTTTCTAATTTGTCTTTCTCAAACACGTGGTTAGAAATAGGACATATAAGCTTTCCCTCGGTTTCGTATTTTTCCCAGTTCGTACGTATATACTCGCTTGTAAGTTTAAAAAATTCTAAATCTTTATATTGTTCAAAAACTCCTCCGTATAATTGCTTAAACGTTAATTCTTTCGCTGTTTTGTAGTCCACCCCATAAAGTTGAGCAAATGCCGAGTGAATATCTTCACTTCCAAAATCATAATCAACAAGGGTAGCAGCAAGAGTAGGATGGTAAGCACTAATATCAATCTCCACAAATACATCATTTCGCGGGATGAAGGATTTTCTGCACCCACTGTCGTGCGGTAAAGCTGCGAAATTAACCCCGGCAAATCGATTCGATGGTCGAGTGGTGAGTGTTTTAAAATTGTACTGTGTATAAATAATCTCTTGGTCGGTCTCGTAAAAATGTTTGCTAAATTCATCTTGATTAATTTTAATACCTACTCTTTCTATAGCGTTAAACACTAATGTAGCCATGTCATTATAGAACGGGTTTAATGCGGAATTAATGCGGTGCTCTAAATCATCATACATTTGCTCGCAAACCTCATAGTGTTTAGTAATCGGCACGAGTTGATTGACGGTTAATAGATTTGGGTATCGATTATATAAAAATTTATGGGCTGTTGTTAAGGGAGGTATATACGGAGGAAGGGACAGGGTTATGTCTAAAAGCTGCTTTAAAGTTGTATAATGTAAGAATTCTTTTTTATCTCTAACATATATCTTTTTTAAACGTTTTAGATATAAATATACCTCATCTTCAAATAAAGTACCTGTTTCGGTATGAGAAATGGGTAAAATGAATCCCTTACTGTCTTCTATATGTCTAATATAGAAAGCACAAATAGAATTTTGGCTAGGATGTTGCCATGGATTGTTAGGAATAATTTCTACAAACGCTTCGTCAAAACCTCTTCCTACAAACCCTTGAAATTGTTCTTTATTTTCAATTAACCAAAACACTTATTCAATTCATTTATAGAATTGAAGATAATTATTTTTTAGGTATAATCCAAGTCCTATTATTTTAAGTTCTGCTTCTTTTAAAGCAACTATACGTTGGTTAACTTGGGCAACATTATCTTTATTTCCTGCTATTAGCCAAGGTATACTAAACCCAATGTACAAATTATTTTCAAAAATTCCCCTAGTTTCAGTATAAATGTTTTCATTTACTTTTTTAGCAAAGTAACGTTGTATTTCTCCTGTTTGATAATCCGCTAATGAAGGGTTAGGATAGTATCTAACTGGGGTTAAGACTGGGGGTATAAAAGGGCGTTTTAATTTAAGAAGATTAGTAGAATAAAATTCGTTATCTCCTTCAAATCTAAGGTCTGGGGAAGATTCTAAAACTGAATCTGGGAGAATGGGTGTAACGGATAAGGGGAGGTTAACTCCATCTCCAGGTTCTCTTCCACTAAATAATTTACCATCGTAAGTAGCAAAATAATATCCGATGTAAGGATCATTAGAACCTTGCACTTTAATCTCTCCATTAGAATAAAGATTAGGAGTTATATTTGCTTTAGGGTAATAAATCATAAACCAGAATTATTTGTTAATTTAGCTTGAGCAAATAAATCAAAAACCCATTGACTATTTTTTAGTATATTTCGTTTTTTATTGTAACTAGTTTGAACCGATTGAGGGCTATTATTATTACCTCTTCCTTTAGATCCATTTTGGGTACGTAATATGTTTAAAATAGGACCATTAATATAATCTACACTAGAATTTAATTTATCACCAAATGCTCCATATCTTTTACCTACAACAAGTAAAGCTACGTTTAAGTCTTCAGCAGTAGAAGATCCATTAGTTAATAAATTAGGAGTTTCTACTAAAGTAGCATTAGGATTATTTGGGTAAAAACTAGATACAGGAAGCTTAGCAGTACTCAAAAGTTCATCTAAATACTTATAATTACTTTTAAAAGTTATTTGAGTTAAACCTCTACCACGGTATGTATATCCTTCGTTTGCTTCATTTCCGTATAAACCACCATATAAATAGTTAGCAATTGCTCCTTCTCCTCGTCTTAATAACTGTCTTATTTCAGCATCTGTAGTACCTTTAGCTTTAATTTTACCTGGGAATACTGCTTTAAAGCGTTCAAAGCTATAATTAAAGCTTTCATCTATAATTTTAAGACCAGATTCAGCTAAAGCTACAGATATGATTGCAAATACTCTTTGATAATCAGTTATTCCTTGTTGTTTTGCTCTATTAATAATTTTAGTAATTACTCTTCTATTTAAGTCATTGTCTGGGAGTTGGTCTGTAGTTGCAGCATCTCTTTGTTGTTGGGTATCTTCTAAAATTTCTTTAATATTAGAAATTAAATTAACCTCAGCTTCTTTTGAATATAGTTTAGGTATAGATGTAGTTTGAATACTAGTAATCCATCTATTATCTATAAATTTATGGTCTAAAGCTGTTATAATAAATTCTAAGGTTTCACCGTAATTAGGAGGTAAAAATCTTGAATTTATTTGTAATTTATCAAAAATACGAACTCCAGAAAGACCATCCATTGTAACTGTAAAATTAATAGGAAGGAATCCTATAACAGGAGTTACTATACCCTTACCTAGGGCATCAGCTGCCATTACTTTACTAAAGAACGTAGATTGGATAGTTTGGAATTGTGCCCATTGATTTTCCCCTTCAGTTGAAGTCAAGTTTAAATTAGGAATTCTATAACTTTTAGCTTTAGTATAAGTAACACCTACAGAATCATATTTTCTACCTTGACCATAATCAACAATATCAGTACCGAATAATTGATCAATCCCAGCATTTATTAAATTTCCAACACTACCCACTAAATTAGTAACACCTGTAATAACTCCACTTCCAGAAGCTTCTCCTAAAGCATTATAATTATCACCTATTTGTTTTAAAGCTAATTGAGTATCTTCACTTGTTGTAGTAGTGTCAAATTCTCCAAGATCAGATCCATCTAATTGTTTAAGATAGTCGACATATTGTTTAGCTAATAGAATAAAGTCATTATAATTTTTAGCAGCATCTTTTTTTACACGGTTTACATCAGTTTTAGTAGGGTTTACTCTGTCTACTAATCCTATATTCCATTTACTTATAGCTGTTGAATCATATCCTACAGCTTGACCACCAGCTTGGGCTCCAATAGCAATTTGAGTTTGTAAACGTTTACTAATTTCTGTTCTTATACCATAATCACTTACAAAAGATCCTTCATTTAACCCATTTTTAGGATTAAAACCAAATAAATTAAGTTCATAGTCGTAATTATCGCTAACTAATTTTTCTTTACCAAAAATAGTAACTTCATCATAAAATTGAATTACTTCTCTAATTCTACCATTTATTTCAGTTTTATTTACTCTGTATTTAATTTTATTTATACCA